AAGCTGCTGAATTTGTTAATGGTATTATGCCAGCTGACATAGATAAAGCAAAACTACAAGCTGAAGTTGAAAAACAAAGAAAAGAATTAGAACAATCAGAATCAACTGATAATCAACAGTAATTGGTGAATGGAGGTAACAGAGATGCTTCAAATAAAAATTCCAGCTACGGAAGCATGGGATGAAAACAAAGAAGAGTTTGTTCAAACTTCTCATGAGCAAGTGTTGCAATTGGAGCATTCTCTCGTATCCATTTCAAAATGGGAAGCAAAGTGGTGTAAACCATTTTTGACTAAGGAAGATAAAACTTATGAAGAGACATTGGATTATATAAAATGCATGACAATTACACAGAATGTAAAAGATGAAACATATGAACATTTATCAAAATCCAATATAGATGAAATAAATAATTATATTGCTGAATCAAGAACTGCTACTACTTTTTCAGATAC